CAAGACAAATTATATGCTTTTACATCTTTTATTGTGATTTTTACCATTGTTATATTTACTTGCATATAGTTAATTGTATTGGGGAGGTAACCACACCCCCCCTTTACTACACAGGTCTGAAAAATTAAAAGCCTTTTAGGTCTTACCCTTTATTTATTATTAATTATTTCCTGAGTATTCTTGTATTTCTAATAGTTTGTTTCCCCATATTGACCTTCAACTTCTATGTTTGTAATTTTAAGCTGAATATCTGATTCTTTTTTACCAATCTTTCTTAGTATTTTATTTTTGACATGATCATATACCTGATCTTTATCTTTTGATAAAGCAAAAGTGTCAATAGTATCATTTTTTATCTGCGTTTTAATGTAATTACTTCTACCGTTATTTCTATATTCAAAATCAACTATAACTCTATATATCGGTTTTTTCATTTGCAATGATACAATTTTTTTTTTAAATAAACACTATAAAATCATACTTTCTTGACTACCCTTTAAATAAGAGTTGTCATCCAAAGCTTCTCCAACCTCACTATACCTTCCATTTTGAAGGTTATATTTGAATTGTACCTTTCCTAATTCACCAATATGTCTAAACTTTACCTTTTGAACATGAATGTCAGTTAAACCAGCTTTAAAATCTCTATAAACTGTTATTCCATTGTCTACTTGATTATAAAAGTTGGCACTTCCTGCTACATCATAAAGACTAGGTACATCATATAATCCATTATCTTTCTTCAACATTTTACGAGGATGAGCCACAAGGAATATATGTATGTCATATTTCTGTTTAAATATAGTTAGCTTTGTTAAGAACTTATTTATAAAATTAGTTTCGTTTTGACCTCCAATATTAGCGTCAATTTTATTATATGGATCAATTATTAAGGCGTTTATACCATGCCTTTTAATTAATCCTTTTGCAGATTCAAGTATAGCATCTATAGTGTAAACATCACCATCAGGTCTAATCCAATGGAAATGTTCTGATATAAAGTTTTTAGCTGAACCTACTTCATTCTTAGTCATCCTGTCATATCTAGTTATTTTTCTAAATGATTTACCAATTAACTTTTCGGCTAGTACAGAAAAATGTAGTTGCATAGGATAATGCTCTGGACTAAACACTCCAAACTTCCAGCCATGTTGAGCAGATAATCTCATTGCTAAATGTTCTAAAAAATTACTTTTACCATGAGTAGGTATTCCGGTTATAACAGTTAATTGTGATGAGGCAAAACTAAATAGATTATCAAATGATTTATGTTCAATAGTAGCTCCTCTTTTTAAGCCTTCATCATATAATGTATCAATATCTACATTAAAATCATTTACATTCAACACGCCTTCTAATGGATAGCTTTGAGCATTATCTATACAATATTTAACTGTATCTATATCGTAGTTAATTAAAACATCATTAATATCTTTACATCCATCTGGATATGAAACTCTATAACAAATATCTCTACCTATTCTTCTTGATAATTCCTCTTGTAACTTTTTACCTGGCTCATCATTATCTACAGCTAAATAAACTTTCTCTAAATCTTCAGGGAAATCCTTTAAGTATTCCATCTTTAAATTACTAGCACCATTAGGTACTGAAACACAATTCTTATATCCTGCTTCATAAAATGCCAACTTATCCATTTCACCTTCCACTATAATAGCAGTTTTCTTGCCAATCAAATGATCTAAACCATACATAATTCTTTCTGCATCCTTAACTAACTTAAAGTTTTTAGCTGCATCTCTAAATTTTATATTGATTAAGCGACTATCTCTAAAGTATTTGAACTGTATGGTAGTTGTTTCTTTACCTATTTGTGGCATATATTGTTTACCTTCTGCAATTCTATTTTTGATCATAGTCTCACTAGATATTCCTCTATCATAAAACCATTTTATAAGTTTTTCAGAGTAAACTTGATTAACATTTATTTCTTTTGGTAGTACAAAAGGTTTTTCACTCATAAAATTGTTTTGTTTTTTTAAACCTCCAGTCCAACCACAGTTGTGGCAATTCCAAACTCCTTCATCTATGTTAACTGAAAGACAAGGATCTCCCTTCTTTTTTCTCTCTTGAGAACACTTAGGGCATTGTGTTTTAACTTGCCCTGAACTTCTTTTTATTGATATGCCATATTCATGAAAACTCATTAAAATACCATTCCATCAAATTTACCTCCTGTAAATGTTCCATCAGATGATCCATCTACATCATCATCCCAACATTGTTGATTCAACCAAGTTGAGGGGTGTTTTTTATATTTAATATCTTTAACTGAATCTGAATATTGTTGTGCAGAAACAACACATTTCTCACATATCTCTAAACTTAAAACCATAAAACTAGAGTAACATAATGCCCTGCTTTTCTTAAAATCATAGTTAATCCAAAACTGATTAAATAAATCTTCTTTTTTAGCTTTTCTTATTTTAGATAAAGCTTTGCTATTTGGAGTATCTTTATTAATTTTTATATTATCCTTCTGGTTTTTGACTACCCCCCCTAACGATTTATGAGTATAGGTATTAATGTTTATTAATTCAGGCATTTCTTTTATTTTTATTATTCTTTTATCAACGATCTTACCTACACAAACAGTTTTTATTTCCAAAAAACCTAATAAATTTAATTTATTAATACTCTTACTTATAGTTCCTTTACTTCTACCATATAATTTGGCAAAATAATTATTATTAGCCCAGCAATATCCTTTAAAGTTAGTTAATGAAGTTATTTCTCCGAACAATAATCTTTCTAATAGAGTTAATTCTTTATTATATCTAACATGTGCCGGAATTATTGCGTAGTAATTTGGTTTTTCAGTTGGTTTTTCCATGTTTGGTTTTTTGGTTTTAAAAAAGAAAGAGAGACCTCGCTGGTTAGCGGATGGAGGTTTTAGCCGCAACTCTCTAACTTATAATTAATTTTAGAATGGCAAGTCATCTGAAGGTGAATTTATCCCACCCATAGGATCTTTTCTTGATGTTCCACTCATTAACGGCTTTTTTTCTGTAGGTTTCCAAGTATCTACATAGGAATAATGAGTTACTCCTGCATCTGAAGGCTCTTTTCTTCTTGCTACAATTAAATTACACCAACCATTATCATCTAGCTCTTTTAATTGAGCTATTACATCTTCAGTTTTGATACTCATTCTAAGCTGAGTACCACCATTATCAAAAGATTTCTCCTTGATAATCATTCCATTTACATACTGTTTTTCTGCCATCTTTTTGTTATTTTAATTTTTGGAACTATTATTGGTCGTTCCATTAACCCATTTCTTTTATTAAGGCACTTCTTCTTTCTTTATATCTACTAAGACTTGCTGTAAGGGATGCTATTTTTTCTTCCACTAAATCTAATCTCATTTGTGGAAAGTTGTCGGAATACAATGAATCAACTTTTTTTGCAAAGTTATAATATTCTTTATCATATTTACGATTATCATCATAAGTTTTTTCATAATGTATAACTGTAGAGTGATTTCTGTTTACTATTTCTCCTGTTCTTATAAGAGTGCATCCGACAATACGCCTCAACATGTAGCCTAGTACTGATCTAGTATAAGCATATTTTCTATTCCTACTAATACTTTGAATTTGAATTAGAGAAAGATCTGAGGCTTTACATACTATATCAACTAAAGCCTGTTCTTGACTATTCATAATAATATAATTCATCACATAATGTTTTTGATCTTTTATAAAGATCTATTAAATCCTTTTGTCTTTCCTTTTTTAATTTCTCCTCAACATAATGTAGGGCAGCTAAAAATCTTTCCTTACTATTGCTGAATTTTTTAAAAGTATCATGTTCATTGTCTATTACTTCTAAAATATTTAAACCTGCTTTTCTAAAGCATAATTGCAAGTATTTTGTTCTAGCCGTAGAACTGTGTATTCTTTCTCCTAAAAAACCTAGTGCATCCCATTGATTTGAATCATAATAAAGTATTGGTCTTTCTGCCCATAATTTTAATGGCATTTTTGAAAGAAAAATAATGTAATCTTCCATTGGTATATGATCAACTAAATCTGGTATATCACGTTTAATCATTCTGTTGTTGTAATGAAGTATTTTTCTAAAACTGTCAGCGTTATTTAAAAACTCCTGCTCTTCGCATTTTTTCATATTGTTGTCTTGTATCAGTTGGGTTATTGTTTTCATATAAATCATCTATTATATCTTGTGCTTCATTATATGTTAAATCGTTTAAGCTAAT